TTTGGACGTAACCAAATCATAAAATCTCTATTACATTCCCATTCGTGAGGAGGGTTAGCATGACCTGCCGTACTCTTGCCACCATCAGCTTCTGTTTGATGTAACTGTGCTTCTGTGGATTGGTAGTCTTTAAATGCTTGTACATCAAAGCCTGGACTATAATTATATTTCCAAACTAGATTAGGTACAATAGATACTTCATTCATAGTTTCCTCCTATACATTATATAGTATACAGGAAGTGTTCTACGTTGTCAAGTGGTTTTGTTATGCAGTTGCTTTTGATGTTGCACGTTGAGCCATTTTATCTACTTCGCCGTCAGTCTTTTGACCTTTTGGTGCATCGCTAGGTGCTTCTTTCTTTGTGTAAAGAGTAATACCTTTTGAATCAAAGTTTTTAACTAATGGTTGTATCTCTGGATTCTCATCATAAATTCTTTTGAAGCCATCGTAATCAAACTGTGGCTTTTTTAAGTTCTTCATGATAGTGTTCATTGCATCAAATGAAAGATAGGCAGGCTGATTTTGAGTATCGGCACTACCTATCACATTTCTAAATACGTTTATTAAGGAAGACTTGGTGTCTGAATCGGAAGCCTCAGCTACTTTTTTGCTTGAGGTACTACCTTTTTTTTTGAATCAGTTAATAACTGAGCTAGTCTGCGTGAGCGTAAAACACTTTCTCGTTTACCTCTGTCCGCAATTTCTTCTCCGCCTGTTGCAGGTTCACTTGCTCCAAATTCATCATCTACTGGTGCTTCAGCATCGGCGTCTTGGTCAACTGTTGGTTCCATAGCTGGGTCCTCTGCAGGAGCCTCAACGTCTGTTCCCATAGTCTCTGGAGCGCCTTCGCCTGTTACGATAGCTACGCCACCTGTTAATGCTTCTCTGGTTGTTTCAAATACTGTGTAAAGATTTTCTAGTGCTGGTTTTACAGTTCCAATAAATGTTTCAGATGCTTCTGAACCCATCTCATCTCTAATTTTGTCGCCTAGTTCTAGCATACTTTCTGTTTGCATTTCTGCTGTGTCTTCCATCCAACCTGTAACACGGTCTACCATGTCTTTGGCCGCCATAACTAAAGTGGCCGCTTCTTCTGCGCCTTCATTAGTTTTCTTTTTGCCTGCAATAGCTTTTTGCAAACCTGCTGGAAGTTTCTTTTGTTTTGCTGATAAGCCTTTTGAGTCTGAATCTTTTGAATCGCCTTTTTCTTTTGCGGCTTTCTTCATTGGCTCTTTCTTGTCGCCGTCTTTGTCTAAATCTAAAAAGTCTGGTTTCGCTTCGTTAGCAGTTTCTCTTTCAAGCATCTCTTGATTGATAACGTCTAGGAACATTTTAGCTTTCTGATATGTATCACTTGAATGTACGCTTTCAAACTGTTCGCTTGTTTCAACTTGGCTTAGCTGTGTACGTAATTTATTACGTGCATCTTCTAGTTGCTCCACAGTAAATTTATCAAGAGCAATTCTTGTTCCAAAAGTTTTAGCTAGGCTTTCATTTAAAGCATTAGCTGTTAAAGGTTTTTTCAAATCGTTAAGTTTCATATCAGTTGTTCCTTACATTAATATTATTTATCATTCTTCGTTAAAGATGAACCTGTCGATTTGGTCCATATATTGAAAAGTACGGTCTTTTGCTATCTCAAACCTAGTTTCTAACGCCATTTTACGCATTTCGTCGTTCGTTTGTTCAATGCTATGCTTATGGAACAAGCTATCCATGTAATGTTTGCTTAATCCTGCATCTAAATCTAGTATTTCACTACACTTTGCATCATATCCTTTAGCACGAGCTTTTGCATAAGCAATGGCTCCACGCTTACTAAATGTTTCTGCTATTCTTGTATGTGTCTTTACGTCAAACACTAAAAATCCTTGTTTCGTCTGTCTAATCACGGTGTTCTTTATACGAACACTCTTACCCTTTGCATATGGAACATGTACCCTATTAAGGCCTTCTTCCATAATACTATCTAAATCTTCAATTATACGTTTCGAGTTCATTTGCGATCACCATTGTCATACCTTTGTTAGCAACTTTTGTTACCAACGCTTTTCTAATCAAATTCTCAATAATAAATTGTTCCCTCTGAGGAAAAGCATTGAGAGGAGTAATATGAGTCATTCTATCTAGAATTTCCTGTTCCTCATTGCTTACTTGTATTGTAAATCCCTCTAGCACTTGTTTTAGTTTCATTAACTTTTACCCATTTGTGCTATTGCATCAGCTTTTTGTTTTACTACATCGTCTAAGTCTTTTTTGTTATAGACAAACGACTGTGGTTCACCTGCTTTTGGTTTTGGATTCTTTAAGATGACTTGATCGCCTTGGACGTCATCTATATCAAATTCTTGTTCTTTGCCACCTGGCCCTGCTGTTGGCATTGCTAACTTGGCACCTTTTTTAAGTATGCTCTTTGTTATGTTAGCCTGTGCCTTGCCAATTGATTTCATTGCCGCTTTACCTGCACCTTTAGCTAGATTGGCTCCAGCTTTAGCACCTGCTTTCATTCCAGCAGTAGCAACTTTCATACCGGCCTTCGCGGCCGCTGTACCCATTTGAGCACCGACTCTACCAACTGCCGCCGCAATAGCCGGAACTACTTCAACAACCTGTTGTTCTTGTTTTGGTTTTGTAAACTCGTCTGCTCTCATTATTTAGATCTCTTTTTAAAACTCTTTTTTCTTGTAGGCTTTTTATACCTTGCTTGTGACTGTGGCTTATTTGCCCCAGCAACTCTCTTACTTAATCCACTTGCACGTTTAGTACGAGAGGATCTGACTTGCATTGTACTACCTCTTTTAGCCTTAGCACGTTTAATATTTAACGCACTTCCAACTCTTTTAGTTGCGTTACATGTTGCCGGCTTAGCAACAATACGCCCTTTACGTGTTCCGCTTGTACATCTGTATTTACGTACTAACTTGCCTTTTGTCTTGCCCCATATGCCGATAACGCCTTCTTTAATTTCTGCTATCTTCATCTTCTGCGTCCAGCTTTATTTAACGCTTGTACTCTGCGTGAAACAGGATTAACACGTTTAGTTCTGCGAGCCTTACGCATCATCTTGCCGCCTATCTTAGCTCGTAAGCGTTTCATGTTAATTCTTGCTTTAATATTAGGTGCCGCAAAACATTGCGACATCTTCTTCACTATACGTCCTTTACGAGGACCTTGGGTACAACGGTACTTGCGGACTACTTTCTTTCCAGAACGTGCCCAAATTTGTTTTTCGTCTATTGATGTGACTTCACGTATCAGCATACGTGTATTTATCTATGTAAGTAGGGAAGTGTAATTAGTTGGTAAAGTTCATTAGTATGACTACAATAGTACTAAGTAGTCCTGCAACAATGGTTCCTGTTGCACCAATTAAAACTTTAAACATAGCTTTGTTGCCATGTGTAATATCATTATGGACATGCTCTAGCTTGTCCTCAACGCTGGCTAAACGTGACTCTAAACGTATATATCGTTGTTCGCACAAATCAACGTGTGCTTCTAAGTTCTTTTTTTCTAACGGCGTTGCCATATATTTTATCCTTTAAACCCATTGCTCAAATGGTGATTAGTAAACTTTTCTGTTAGCCTAATGTGTTTATATGCGAGATGTTATATGTGCCTTTTTACTATAGTATTTATTAGCAGTTTATACGTCTTTATCTACTACTTTAAAAATAATATTAATACGCTCTGAATCTTTTGTTCTGAACGCACTATTATTTATAGTAATTGTGCTATCTAAACCAGGTATAACTGGTATTAAATCAAAGTCATCTTTTAGTGCATCAACACTTAGGGCACCTTCTTGTTCAACATCAAAACGAAACGACCATACATTATGTTTGCCCTTAAACGCTGTACCAAAGTCTTTAATATCTCTTTTTTCAACTGTGGGCTTTGTATCAAAGTATATGTTTGCTCTCATACTCATAACTTGCTGTGCTGTATTCCAGTTAGACTGTTGATTAATCAAATGACGATCTTCAGTTTTGAACTTGTTCAATCCAGTATTGGTTATGTCTACGAGTGTTTCAATGATGAATGTGTCCATGCATCTATTTATGGCCATAAAAAAAGGGCCCAGTAAAAACTGAGCCCTTTCTAAGTTTTAATTTACGTTAGTACTATTATGCACTTACGATGAATTGTCCACCTGCAGTTACAGTTGCACCAGTCGCGTCATAGTCGCCTGATCCAGCCGCCGCACCTAAGTGTCTGATTGCCGCTTGTAAAGAAGCCGCGTCCCACTGTGTGTCGTCAACTACAATGTTTAACAATCCAGCAGTACCTTCACTGTTCATTGCGATTGGGTTAATTGCTTGTGCAATTAGTTCTAATGCTTTACCAATTCCGCCTTCAGCCGCTAATGAAGCTCCTGCGTCAACTACGTAAAATCCTAAATTTGCTGTACTATATAACGTTGCGTGTGCATGTCCTAGTCCAGTTGTTCTTGCTACTCCAGCCATTTTATTTCTCCTATGTTATAAATGAGGTTTCCCTCGGCTCTAATGGCCACACACTTTTTCTCGTGTATTGTGGTTACTTTTATTTATCCGTTTTAGGAAAATGGATGGATTATCGGCTGTTTTTAGCTCTTTTTTGCAATGCTCGTAGCATTTGTATGTATCCTGGGCCTGCTTTTACGATATCGTCTATTAATTCTACTGCTGGTAGATATGCTTTAACGAATGCAGGTGACATACTTTGACCTTTCTTTGCCGCATCTAAAAACTTTTTAGTTCCCATTACGTTCTTTGCACCAACAATGTATCTGTATAGTGCTAGGTCTTGTGCAGTAGTTGGAACCATGTCTGGCTTACTTACTGTAGGTTCGTTGTCTTTTACTTTAGTATCTTCAAGGTTAGCTTTTCTTGCTAGTTCTTCAAGGTACATAATAATATCACTGTTACGAAGTTTAGCTCTTGAAGCAAGTAATAGTTTAGTTACCCATTTCTTTTTATCTGCGCCACTAAGCCTATCCCAATTAGTTACTGCTCGTCTAATTGTTTTGTAATCAGTATTAGTAATTTTACAAGCACGTTCAATTGACATAAGCATTTCACTGCCTGATGTTTTGCTTGTACCTTTTAAAGTTATTAGCCATCTGTTTAATCCCATTACAGGTAAAAATGTACTAGCTCTAACTTTCTTTGCACTTTCAAAGTCTTTGAGTTTCATCATTGCATCATCGTCTCCACTAACAAAATATATTAAGTTATAGAGATCAGTGCCATGCATCCTAAACTGTCTATAGTTTTGATTCTGTGTAGTCTTTGTTGCGTATCCTGCTACGGTACCATTGAACTCTGAAAACTTTCTTAACAGTTCTAACACTAATGTCATCAAGTAAAGACGCTCACAACAATCTGTATAACTTAATTTAGAGTTATCAGACGTGTTGCGAGTCATCCTCGCTTCGTGTAGTTCTGTTAAAAAGTTAAGTTCCATTATGCGTAATTACTTCTGCGTTCTGTGTTGCCACCATCTTTCATATACTTGTCTTTAAAGATGTTGACCATTTCTTCTTGACTCTTAGCACTTAACATTTTACCTAACAGTTCGTCTTGTGCAATGTCTAATGTAAACTCACGTTTGATTGCAGGCTTAACTGCATCAGTTGTTAACATCATTTTAAGTGTTTGTGCATGTGTAACACTAGCTTTGTATTTCTTGCCAGTTTCACTTGTTAAATGTGTAACTGGATTAGGGTTACCTCTTGAATCTAAAATCTTACCAATCTGTGTAATCATTGGCATTTGCTTAAATTCTTTATCCATATCTGCATTATCATCGTCCGCTGGGTCAAACCCTTTTTTCATGTCGGCGAAGTCGCTATCAAAATCAGATGCTTTCATGTTTACTCTCCCGTTTAATTGCTCTGTTAGCTTTACTAAATTCAGAGCGGTTTACTAATTTAATATCGCCGCCTGGGTTGGCTAATACATAGCCCTCGCCACCTGGCTTCCCTGCGATAGATGCCTTAATGTCTGTTTGTTTGCTTTCCATTTGTGTAATAATGTCGTCCTTGACTTCCATTATCCCTGAAACAGTTTGCCACATTGCCTGAAACGCCTTCATGTGCGTTTTAATATACTCAATAATTTTTGCTTGTTTCTTCTTAGATACTTTGCTAGTTGTTAACCATTGTACAAAGTCTTTACCTAAGTTGGCTAATCCTGAGTCTACTTTACTATTTGTATAAGCATAAAGTATTTGTGCAAAGTCACTAACTTGCATTTGCTGTAATGTAGCTGTGTCTAACAGACTATCAATAGCAGGACCATTCTTAGCAACAACACCTTGTAAACTTTTTAGTTTAGTTAGGTCAACCTCTGGAGCCGTTTGTGCAACTACTGGAGGTAACACTAATAGTTTTGATCCTTGGAACATGTCGTAATCTTTTAAAGGACTTTCAGCACCTGCCGCATCTACTACTCTGTGAATAACTACACCAGCTTGACTTGCTAGTATCTTCTTACCTACATCGCTGTCTGCTTGTACTGTGTAAGTTACTGTGTTAGGAGTAAACTGTAATACGCCTTTGTTGTTAGTTGGTGTATCAAAGTAAAGCATGTCGCCTTTAAAGAATCCTCTGTGTTCAATTGGAACAGCTTTTTCTGCAATAGGAAACAGAGCTTTCATTCTACCTGCGAATGCTACATAGCCTGGTTTATCTCTGTTCTTTCCACCACTACGGTTGAGGAACATTTGCTCAAGGTCATCAGCACTTTTTGATTTGCCGTCGTATCCTTTTGCACCAAAGCCTGACTTGTCTGTAAGTATGAACTCTCCATTTTCATCGCGGCCAAAAATGACTGCGGGAGATCCATCCCATTTAATTGTTGCATTAGTATGTCCTCCTGTACCCATGCTGGCAATTGAATCCAATGCACGTTTGGCACCTGCACTACCATGGAAGAAGATTAAGTCTTCAGCATGTTGTATTCGAGCTTCTGCTTCGTTTATTATTTCGTTAAATCTCATTTGGGTAACTCTAGTCCGTTCTTTTCGAAGTTGTCTCTAGCGTCTTTAACTAAGTTTTCGTAGTTAGGGTCTGTTTTAATTTTTGCAATGATTGTTTCAACACTATCCATATCTTTTGCTGTAGCAGTATCGCCCATTAATGTTTTTGCAATCTCATCTGGGTTTTTAGATATAGTTTGATTTGTAATTCTATCTACTAATCCTGCTCCACTACTAAACTTGTATCCTTGTGCTTTAGCAATACTGCTAATAAGGATCATTCTATGTTGTCCTTTGTATGGTGTGTTGTCGCCACTGCCTTTGAGTGCGAACTTCATGAACTCAGGCTCACCAAACATTAAATCTGTTTGTACATAGCCTTCTTCAGGGTTGCCATTGATTGGAGTTAGGAAGTGTACGTTGATGCCACTTTTTCTAATCCATTTTTTAAGATCGTCTCCTGGGTGATTCTTTTGTACCCATGCCGCAAGTTTAGCAACCATTTCATCTTTGGTAACTTCATCTTGGTTAACAGCAATATCCATATCGCCACTTGTACTTCTAATTCCTGTGCTACCTAATTTAAAATCTTTATGTGGTAGTCCTGTAATCTTTTCTAACCATGCAAGTGTAGGATCAACGTCAGCTTGATTGATACGCTGTGTTACAGGTTCTTTAGTCTCTGGATCTTTGAATATGTTTCCGCCTTCATTAAGAATCATTGTTTGTATCCTTTTTGTTGCGTGATTCAACAATTTTATCTACACCACGTTTGAACTTGCGAGGGTCGCCACTACGTATACTGTTAATGAATCGTCTTTCTAAGTCCGAAGCAGTTTCAGCATCGTATTGTTCTGCAATGCGATTAAGTAAGTTAATAGAACTTTCAATAAGGTTATTACCCGTAGTTTGTACGAGTGCTTCATTGTCTGTAGTTTGTCTAAAGCTACTAAGTTCTTCTAGTATTGATCTTGTACGTTTTCTCATATTATCCAGTTCCTATGTTGTATTTAGTAAAGAAATAAACAAACTTGTTCATAAAGAGATTGACTAAGCCGAACACATGCTATATAGTATGTATATTAAACACATGAGCGGGTGTTGTGTAATGGTAAGACCTTAGCCTTCCAAGCTAATGATAGGAGTTCGATTCTCCTCACCCGCTCCAAGGCCGGCATAGCTCAGTTGGTAGAGCAACTGATTTGTAATCAGTAGGTCCGCGGTTCGAGTCCGTGTGCCGGCACCACTTTTAGGTTGACAACCGTCAATTCCTATGTTACATTAGTCGTACGTATAGACAAGCAAAAGGAGACTCTTATGAGGAAATGGGTATACGACAGTTGGAATGTAGTAATGGATCATGAAAAGAATCCGTTAAGTGTTATTCCAGACTTTAGTACACGACATATGATTATGCAAGTTCTTGCATGGATGTGGTGTACAGTATTTGGTATCATTGTAGGTAGCATGTACATGGGTGTGTTCAGTATGGTACTACACACATTATTACTTGGTGCCATAGCGGTCACTGTTGCAACATTTGAAACTGCAAAACGTAAGCCAGAGTACTTTGGCGGCTTTGGTCGCGGAGCAGGTGGCGAACATGAGTGAGCAAACTAATTATTGCACACTAAAAGGACTAGGATGGGCGTTCTTGATTATCATTATTGGTATGGTAGGTATGCCTATACTTGGTTCAGCTATTGCTTATCCAGATAACTGTAAGCAATCTATTCTTATTCCTTGTATAGGATTACAAGATTAGATGTTTAATGCTGTTAAAGAGATCATATGGCATTTAACTTGCACTAGTTGTTCTAACTGGTTCACCTATGCGACAATGGAAGAAAAGTTACGTATTGAACGTTACACTTTCCATTGTCCGCATTGCGGCAAAACAGGAGGCGCGAGGATAAATAATGAGAAGGAAAATTAAGCTCGGCACTTGTTGAGCAAATTTTTTTTGACTAATGAAAAGGAAAAAAAGAAAATGACGCAGTTGATATCCCCAAATAAATTTACGAAGACAGTTGGCCTTTTAAGGTCATTTTTTTTGGATAAAGGATTTTTAGAAGTCCATACCCAAAACAGACTAAGCATACTTGCCGCATGTGAAGATCCATTCAATGTAGCAACATACAATTACGCAGGCCAGGTTTGGCCATTGCCGCAAACAGGCCAGATGTGGTTAGAACATGAATTATTAAGTAGCCCCGATAGTAAGGGGTTTTTTTGTGTCTCCACTTCCTATAGACAGGAACCAAACGCAATACCAGGCAGACATGATATAATATTTCCAATGTTTGAATTTGAAATGCCAGGTAATGTAGATGATCTAAAAGCAATGGAGTATGAACTATGTGAATACTTAGGCTTTGGCAACATTACAGAAAAGACTTATGCTGAATGGCAACAACACTTTGGACTAAGTGCTGATACAGAAATGGAAGCAGAACACGAACTTGCAATGGAAAAAGAGTTTGGTCAAACACTTATTACAAACTTCCCTGAACTAACATCACCTTTCTGGAACATGGCTAGAAACGATGACGGAAATACTGCAAAGAAGATGGACGTTATACTAGGTGGTATGGAAACTATTGGATCAGCAGAACGCTCATGTGATGTTGATATGATGCGTGATACATTCCATAGTATTACAGACGGTGCTTATTCAGAGTTACTATTCAAACTATTCGGTAAGGAAAGAGTTGAAGCGGAACTAGAAAAGTTCTTAGAGTTTGACTTCTTTCAAAGAGTAGGCGGAGGCATAGGTATAACACGTATGATTCCTGCACTAGAAAAGATTAACAAAGTATAAGAATAATCTGGGGTGGTGAAATTGGTAGACACGCACGATTGTTTCTCGTGTGGTAAATGACGGCAAATTATTTATCGTGGAGGTTCGAGTCCTTCCCCCAGAGCCAATATAAGTTATAAATAGATGTAGTATAACTACACGAGGCTAATATGGCATACTCTGAAAAGGTACTTGACCATTACGAAAACCCACGCAACGTCGGAACATTTGATCCAAAGAAAGATAATATAGGAACAGGAATGGTAGGTGCACCAGCATGTGGTGATGTTATGCGTCTACAGATAGAAGTTGAAGAAGGTATAATAACAGATGCTAAATTTAAAACTTATGGTTGCGGTAGTGCAATAGCAAGTTCAAGTTTAGTAACTGAGATGGTTAAAGGTATGACACTAGACGAAGCATCAGCAGTAAAGAATATGGACATTGTAGAAGAACTTGCATTACCGCCAGTTAAAATACATTGTTCAGTTCTAGCCGAAGATGCAATTAAATCTGCAATAAAAGATTATAAATCTAAAATAAAAGGTTGACAACACTAAATACAGATGTTATATTATATGTATAACTAAGAACACAGGAAAATTTCAAACATGTCAAAGACTATCAGAACACAATTATGTTGGCCCTTGAGGGGTATGTCTTGATGTGACTTTCTAAAAAAAGTTATATTGCGAAGCCCCTAGTAATTAATTTTATTAGGGGCTTTTTTTATGGGTGTGGTGTAATGGTAACACAACTGATTCCAAACCAGTTAATGGGGGTTCGATTCCCTCCACCTATGCCAACTTAACGTTGTCTAACACTATCTATAAAGTTGTACACACGACCAAACTGTTTGTCAATACTTATTAGGTCTTGTTCAATCATACTAACTAGTATCTGTAACTCCATCAATGTAATCAATGTCCATGAAGCTAAGCCTAGAAGTATAGTACCAAGTAGGCCTATCAACATGGTATTTGTTTTACGAGTCATATTTTATTTTTGTGGGTTTTCTTTTCCGTCTTTGTAGTTTTGTAAATGTTCAATGTAGTTATGAATCAAATGATCTGAAAAGTTATCTATTTTTCCTTTTTTGATTCCTGTCCACATGCCACGTAATCTATCTTTAATCATTTGCCAACCAGTAGGTCTACGTACATTTCCATAACTGTTTAGGTAGTGCATAGTTCCGTGATGTTTGAAACCCATAATTGCAAGAGGAACAGTTGTTACTATATCGTTATTGTTCTTCCAACGATGATGGGTAATGCCTAAACTATCAACGTAACCTTTCCAACCTACTCTTGGTGATCCGTATGTGTAAAGTTCTTCTGGGTTAGGTACTAGCTCAAAGAACATACAACGACTAGCCATAATAGTTGCCATTGCCGCTCCTAAACTGTGTCCTGTAAACCACACATCTTTATTTTTATTTTGTGTACGAGTTAAGTCTTCTCTAATAGCTGGCCATAGCTCGTCTACTTGCCCTTTGAATCCTTTGTGTACTCTACTAACTGTTTCTGCTATAACTGGCAATGCATTGGCATCAGCTTTAATATCAGCATATTGTGTTGGCTCTGTTCCCCTACAAGCTATAACTAAATCACGTTTATTCATAAAACGGTAAGATTGAGCTCCTTTTACATCGTAGTACTCTACAGTTGTAAAACCTATTTTTTTAGCCTGCTTTGTAGCATTGGCTTTATTTAAGTAAGCAATTTGGCTTATTTTTGCAAACAATAAACTTCTTTGCTTGAAGTTCATAGTCATAATCCCTTGTTCTGGTATCATCGTTTTCCCTCTCAGTAATATGAGTATTTATTAGAACTTTGTTATAAATAACTCTGACATAAATGCAGTTAGTTCACAAACATGTGATAATTCGAGCGGAAGTTACTAATCCGCCAACAGATGAAACCCTTACAAGTAATGATGTAAAAGCCTTGATAGAAGCAATAGGTATGAAGATCCTAATGGGACCATATGCCAAATATTGTAATATGAAAGGTAATAGAGGGTTGACTGTTGCTACTATTATAGAAACTAGTCATGTTATAATACACACATGGGATGAAACAGATCCTGCTATGATACAACTTGATGTATATACTTGCGGAGTATTTGATCCTAATATAGTATTTGATTGGTTGCAAAAATATAACCCTACCAAGATAGATTTTAAATACCTTGATAGGGAAAATGGTTTAACAGAAATTAAACTTTAATATCCGTTTGGTACGATAACATAGTGTATCATTAACACTACTCCCACAGAAGCACCCAAGCCAATCATCATCTTAATGAAGTCTTTAGTTACAAGTGGAAATACTGTCTTGAACTTTTCCTTGCCTGTCATAGTTGCCATAGCAAGTTCACGTCCACATAATAGTCCAACGAACACCCAAGTTGTCGACATAGGTATATCGTTATACTCTTTGAAGAACCAAAGGATCAACCAATACACACCGTCAATGATAGTAGCACTACGAACATATCTTGTATTGTGCTTTTCAATAACAATCTTTTGTATCTTACCTCCGCCTTCTTTAAACATATAAGCAAGTCCGCCTACAAATACAAGTGAGATAATAACCATTAAGTCCCAAGGTATCTCTCTAGGTAGGAACACGGCAATGTTTGCCATGTCATGACTGAGCCAAGTAAACCACAGGAAGCCTGTTGTTACCCATTGTGCTACACGCCATGCTTTCTTATGTTCTTCTTTAACAGGCTTTGCTTCATCTAGTAGTTTAGTAACCACTATCCAAATACAATATGCCGCCACAGCCGCGACTGCATATCCCATCATACTCTTTACGAGCATCTTCTCTAATACAAATGTACTTGCAAAGGCACTTAAAACTAAAAATGACGTACTCACTGGTACGCCAATTCTTGTTAGTATTAATAGTAGTCCTGGTGCCGCCGCATGGTACCATTGTATTTCTTGGAACGGTATCTTGTTAAGTCTACCGTAACTGATGTCTCCACCATTTACTGTCCAACCGTACCACAATGTATAAAGGAGAACTGCACTTGCACACCCCCACATAATTTTCCAATTGAATTTATCGTTATTACTTGCGATCCATGTACCTAGTGTTTGTACTGAATCATTTGCTATTACTGAATAGGCCGCGAAAAGAAATCCGATTGCCATCCATAGGGTGAGTGCGTCCATTATTATTTCTCCTATCTGCTTGATGCTTTTACCACATCGCTCACAAGTTAAAAGAGATTGGGCTCAACGTTGCCCAACTTCCATGCTTTGCATAATTCGAACAATTATACAAACAGTTTTATTTATAGCACAGGTTTTAGCAAAAGTCAAGAGTGAAACAAAAAGAAAACCCTCTACATCATTATAGAGGGTTTTCTGAACACTCGGAAGTGTTCGGGGGCATTCTTATTTGTTTATTATTTCGTCAACTTCGTTCCAAGCCTTTTCGTCTGGATCATAAATTTTTTCTTGGGGGACATGTCCTGGCTTGACAAATAATGCTAACATGGCAAGAGCAAATAGAAGTATCAATGTAAAACGAAAATCCATCCTAGAGCCCTCTCATGTTAGGTGTAAATATATTTACACTCTTATTTAATGGCTTTAAGTTGTATAATTAAATACTACTATTATATGTAGTTGGTCCAGGAAGGGTGTTTGATCTTTAGATCCATTTGTTTACGCTTGTTAACTAGATCGTAATAGTCTGGAGCATATGGTTCACGTTTAGGTTTCATTGCAGTTTTGTTACCCTTACGAGTGTTACAAGGCATACAAGCCGCCACAATGTTTTCCCAAGATGTACGTCCACCTTTACTCAAAGGTATAACATGATCAAGGGTAAGTTCTTTTTTAATTAATTGTATGTCGCAGTATTGGCAAGTGTATAAGTCACGAATGTATAAGTTTACTTTAGAGAAGCGAGGCTTCCGCCGTTTACGTTGTTGTTGCTTTAGCATGATCACAGCCGGTACACGAGTTTCCCAAGTAGGAGAACTTACAATCCAATCATCATACCAATCTAATACTGTAACCTTATCCATCCACAGATAGGTTATTGCTTCTTTCCATTGAATTGCTGATAGGGGTAGATATGATAATGGTTGTGCGTCTGCATTAAGTACAAGTACGTCAGACAAATCATTGTCTCCTTTGCTATGCTGTGTATGTATTTATTACTGTTGGTTCTTCCACTGAAGATATGTAAAGTAATCTATTACGAGAATTTGTATTAAGAGTCCTAATGGAGTTAGTACTGCACCAAATAAAACAAAAGGAATTATTACAGTCCAAAAGAATAATCGCCATAGGATAAACATAGCCATGTCTCTTGGCCAAATCCATTCAGCCCAACTTGGTACTGGTTTCTTTGGTCTAAAATCTTGTACTTCCCAATTCATTATACAAACAGACTACTTACTGATTCTTCATTAGTAACTCTGCGTATTGCTTCGCCAAATAGGTTACTAACACTTACTTGTCTAGTTTTCTTACAGTTCTTAGGACAACGATTAGGAATAGTATCAGTAACTACTAATTCATCTAGTACTGACTTCTCAACCTTTTGACATGCTTCGTTACTTAATACTCCGTGTGTAATATAAGCACGAACACTACTAGCACCTGCATCCATAATTGCTTTGGCCGCATTGCATAATGTCCCGCCTGAGTCTACAATGTCATCTACTAGGATAGCATGTTTACCTTGTACATCGCCAATTAGATTCATTACTTCGCTCTTACCTGCTTCTGGTCTACGTTTGTCTACTATAGCAATGTCGCCACCAAACATATCAGCAAACTTCCTAGCACGAACAACACCACCTGCGTCTGGTGATACAAATACTGTTCCTTGTTGTTGTACTTCTGGATCATCTCTCCAACCAATTGAACGTTTGATATCTTTTGCAAAGACTACACGGCTTGTTAAATCGTCCACAGGAATATCAAAGAAGCCTTGTATCTGTCCTGCATGTAAATCCATTGTTAAGATTCTATCTGCACCTGCTGTTGTTAATAAGTTACTAACAAGTTTTGCTGTGATAGGAGTACGTGAAGCACTCTTACGATCTTGTCTTGCGTAACCAAAGTAAGGAATGACTGCTGTAATTCTACTTGCACTTGATCTACGTGCCGCATCAATCATAATCATAAGTTCCATAACACTATCATTAACAGGTGTACAGGTACTCTGTATAATAAACACATCTTCGCCACGTACATTTTCTAAAAACTCTACGCTACTTTCTCCATCAGCAAACGTCGATACGTTAGCCGGTACTAGTGTTGCAAAACAATGTTCTGCAATCTGTTGTGCTAAATCTGGATTAGCATTTCCTGTGATAATTTTCATTTTCAAACGTTGTCCTTCCTTACTTGGTAATTGTACTTAATAGCACATTCAATTAACGACAGATCAACACCATGTTGTTCTGCCAACTTTGTTAGAGCTAGTGTGTCTTTAGGAAAACAATGTCCTCCAAAGCCACGCTCTGTCGTTATACTTGTATGGCTTTCACCAATACGTTTGTCTACACTTACACCATTAGCAACCGAAGTATAGTTAACACCACTTGCTTCACATAAGTCATACACTTGATTGAAGAAACTTACCTTAGTCGCTAAGAAACTATTTCTTAGATACTTTATTAGTATAAGTTCTTCAGGGGAGTTTTTAGTATTCACGTTAATCTTACCAAGAGCTTCTATTAATATAGTTGCCCAAAAGTTTGTATCGCCTTTAGCAAGATAGTGTGTTTCTGCATTGCACAGATCCTTTACGGCTGTTTCAGCACGTAGGAACTCTGGACTAAAGGTTGTGTTGAACTCTTTGATTTGATCCCAGACTTGAAGATCAATAGTACTTTTAACAAGCACAGGAATATTATCTAACTGTCTTGCTTGATTAACAACGTCAATGACACTACTGCCATCACATGATCCGTCTGCGTTAGACGGCGTTGACACACAACAAATGATTCCTTGGCAAACTTTATCAAAATCAGCGACATACCCAAGCCGCGGGTCATGAATTTCAACGTCCCAAGACTCTTTAAGTATAGCATGGTATGCCTTACCAACATACCCATACCCTGCAATGATTAGTTTCATTAAGCAATCCTCGTAATGTGCTACTAGTATATACTTAATTATCTATTATGTCAAGATAAAATAGGCGAGCTGAGTTAACTCGCCTATCCAATTTATTTGTTGTCGTGGTTAATAGATATATGTTTTAAAACTTTACCAGAATTTTCTCCAGCAGTAACAGTATATCCAGTCGTACCATTTCCATACACGTTTACTTCACTACGAGTTTTCATAAGGATTTTCTCCTTGCGTTCTCTCATTTTTTGCTCACGGTATGATTTAAGTAGGTAATCGTATCTGTTCATTACACTCTCCTTTTTACAGTTAAGTGCGTTCCTTCAGCATAGTTGCTTACTTCCGGCCTATATCGGCTGAACGTTGTATATGTATTTATCCAGCAATTAGAAAGAAAGGGTGCAACTTGTGATTGCACCCCAACAGGGTTAAACGAACTGTTTTCCTATTTCTCTTTCTGCTTCAGTAGCCATTTCTTTATCCCATTTGTCCAAATGCTTTTTCATAAAGCTATTGAACACTGGTGGTACTAATGCTAATGCAAAGAGTGTGAAGTAACCTACACCTGTGTTAGGTGCACCTACTTCGTCAAGTTCCCAGAAGTGTGTTTCACCTCTGTCATGATGATCAGCCTGGCGACCAATCTCTATGAAGAACCAGCTTGTGAATAATGTTGAGTTATCCCATGAGTGTCTATAGTCTATTGGTTCGCTTTTAACACGAATCAAACCATAGTGTTCTAGATAGTTAAGTGCTTCAAGTTCGAAGTTTGATATTAACCAAACAAGTCCGATACATGCGACACCTAACCAACCACCTGCAAAGAAGAACAATGCAAGTGTAGGTACACTCATCATGTAACCTCTTATCCATCTGTTACTTACGGACAAGAAAGGTTTACCTAAACGTTTCAATCTACCTCTTTCCATTTCAAACAAGAACTTAGATTGTCCTAAGTGTGATTTGATATAGTGTGAATAGATATCACGTCCTCTTGGTGCAGTTGCAGGATCATCTTCACTTGCTAATTCCAAATGATGATTGTACACATGAGCATAACAGAAATGTGCTGAACCTGATAGTCCCATCATCCAGCGGCTTATTACAAATGCAATGCCTTTGGTGTGCGATAGTTCATGCCCATAGATTATACCTATGCCTGCAAATATACCTGTTGATAGTGTAGCACCTAATAGTTCTGCACCTGCCATACCATTAAATATTTGGTAAGCAAGAGCTAACTGTAATGCTACAAAGACTGGTAACATCAAATACATTACTGTATTCTGTAACCAGGGGATACCTAAGGTCTCTCCATTCTCATCAACTGCTCCACGAGTGTGTTTAGTGATAAGTGTGTCAAGTATAATGCCTACTCCCAATAAGCCTACACCTGTCCATGCCCATGCTCCACCTGCCAACACTCCTGCGAGTGTTACAAGTATTAACAATGGTGCAATGAAGTACCTTATGTTTACGAAAAGTTTATTCATTGTGTTGTCTCCCGGCTTTCACCTGATAGTTAATCACAATGTTTATTATAGTAACACAATAACTTAAAAAGTCAAGTGCATATTAATACTTATACTACCAAAGCAAAAACACGGTTCTTATAAGAACATGCTAATATTAGCAACAACTTATCCATGCACTAAGAGCATAACAGCCTTTACAAAAAAAACATGGAAATCACACTCTTTTAAGGCCCGACTTTTGTGCGTATTTAATAAATACAGGTGAAGTAGAAAAGTTGCAATGATTTTGAAGCTTCCACACACAGACACATTGGATAGACAATGCGGATTATCCATCCGTTACAAGTGATTGACGGGGACCAAAGGTTCACGCACCGCCGGGGAAGTTCCGGGGTATTGCTTTCCTCAAGCATCCACAAAACTTATATAAGGAGAAGTAAAATGGCTACTATGCTATTCAACGGCCTTGTGAGTTTACTTGGAAACCCAAGCCCGTCCAAGGCTTTCGAAAAAGAGATGCTCACTTACGCCAAAACAGAGTACGGAAAAGATTGGCAATATGCCTTTCACTATATGTTAACCCACCAGGGCAAAGGTCCTAAGATGGGAGTACATAACTAATGACACAAGCAATTATGACAGTATCAACTGTGATTCAAGACGCTATAGCTGGCTTGATGGATTTAGTAAAGGAATGGAAACGAAACAGAGCTAACAAAGCCGCGATTCGTAGAACACACAAGGAATTATCCCAACTAACAGATCACGAACTACGTGATTTAGGCATTGGACGTTCTGATATTACATCAATTGCTTTAGGCAATTTTCATGATAAAAGAATGAGCAACGCTACAACTAACAAAAATTTAAGAGGATGGGTATAATGACTGCTATAGAATTAAGAGAAACAACTTGGGACTTTACATGCAAAACGTGTGTAGTAATTAGAAACGTACTATTAGGTATGTGGATTGGACTGATTGCGTTTGGTGAATCAGCAGGCAGAGCTAGAGCGGCCGCTGAACTATCACGTCAAGGCTATCACGAACAAGCACGTAACTTAATGGTTGATCAAGGGAGGATTAAGTAATGTCATTCTTCGCTAGATTATTTAAAATTTCAAAAGCCCACACTCGTGCTAGAAATACTAGAGCAGTATTACATAGCCTAACTGATCATGACTTGAGAGATATAGGAATCAAACGTGGTGATATAGATTATATTGCTGATGAACCAATTCGTGATATGGAAGCCAAGGACAAATATGAAGCTGGCGACCATTATATGCGAGGGAAACCTGTAGCAACTTGGAAAGGTAAAGCTCATGCGTAATGTTATATCTGCACTAATTCCATTTAGTATTATGATGTCAATCCTAGTAGGCGTAATGCTTGTTAACGGATTGTTCTGGGGAGGGTATTTTCACTAATGTGGCCTTACACTGAAGACGAACAAGACTGGGTATCAGGAAGATAAATTAAAAATGACAGAGCTGTCCGCCAAGACGGCTCTGCCATAACTTAAAAGTGTTATGCTTTCTTACTTGCGATTGTAAATTGAATATAACACCCATACAGCAACTAGACCAACTAAGCCCTGTGCAGATAACGCTGTTATCATTCCAGTGATGTTGTCTACTACGCTGATGTTTGGCCAGAACGGAATGTTCTGCCCGTTGAATAAAACTTCAAGCACGATACCTAAAGCGATAAGTGATACACCTACCTCAGTAATGGCACTTGCCCAAGTTTTTACTTTATTTAAGATTTCCATATAAGATCTCCTTTCTAAAATACTAAGTCAACGTCGACTCAGTCAATTATTTAAAGAAGGAAGTTTATAAGTTAAACTAGCATAAATGGTCTAAGGTATGTTAAAGCTAGGTGGGTTACCAACTATTAATGCATATGTGGGTAGTTATCTTGATTTACTTGCTCTCTGTCATTCCATTTATCAAATATCATACTACCTATAAATGCAATAACACCAAGTCCAATTATTCCCCATAGTGCTGGTTCGTTGGCAAGGAGATACACTAATACCTCCAAGCCGTTCATTTGATTAAAGTCTACTTCAGCCATGCTATCTTTCGGCCTTCTGCTTTTCTAAGAGCATGTTCTTTATGTGAACCTGGATATCTCCACGCCCAAATAGCAACAAGGACCATGAAGCCGCCAGTCCATGCTATTGCTTTTAAGTTACCTGTAGTAAACCACATAATAACTAAACTTGAACACATTGTTACGATCATTAAATATTTTCCTTTAGTTGGAAATACTCTCTTCTCGCTCCAGCCACGTAGAAACGGACCAAATAGTTTATGGTTCATAATCCAGTTGTGCATTCTATCACTTGACTTCGCAAAACAATATGCGGCACCAACTGCGGGTGTACTCCAAGGTAAGCCTGGTAGGTAGATTCCTACAAACGCTACACCTAATAGTAGACATCCTAGCGTAAACCAAAACGCTTTCTTTATATTAAAGTTTTTCATCATTGTTATAGTACTTTCTGTAGAGCTTCAATTAATTGATGCATCATTGCATTCGAATGGAAAGGTGTCGGCGCAAGTCGTAGGCGCTCCGTACCTACTTCAACTGTTGGATAGTTGATTGCTTGACAGTAAATTCCATACTCATTTATAAGTTCGTCACTTATAGCTTTACACTTCTTAGCATCTCCGATCTTAATAGGAACGATGTGGGTCACATTTTCGAAGATAGGGATGTCCCTGTTGGTAAGAAGTTTCTTAAGTCTTTTGGCTCGTTCCTGGTGTTGTTCTCGTAGTTCGTTATGGTCTCTCAAATATTTTACACTAGCTAATGCTCCTGCACAAATAACAGGACTCATTGAAGTAGTAAAAATAAACCCCGAAGCAACAGAGCGAATAGCATCAATGATAATACTATCACTTGCAATGTATCCTCCCTGCACTCCGTAGGCTTTCCCTAAGGTGCCATTCAGTATATCGATTTTGTCCTGTGATCCTTGCTCTGCAGAATATCCTGCACCTGTTTCACCATACAGGCCAACGGCGTGGACTTCATCGAGATATGTAATAGCACCGTACTTCTCAGCAAGAGCAACAATGCCTGGTATGTCACTGACGTATCCATCCATGCTATACACGGACTCAAAGACAATACAAGGTGTGCCTTTGACGTCTCGCAGTAGTTCTTCTAAATGCTCAAGATCATTGTGCCTAAATATTTTCTTTTCTGCACCACTGTTTCGTATTCCTTGAATGAGGGAAGCGTGATTCTTGCTATCACTAATAAAAACAATGTCGGGAATGATACGTTTTAACGCAATTAGAGTCCATTCATTTGCTACATATGCTGATGTATAGAGTAAAGCCGCTCCTTTGCTATGCAGTTGGGCGAGTTCGTTCTCTAGGGCAACGTGATAATGACTTGTACCCGCAATATTTCTAGTCCCGCCTGATCCTGCTCCTGTTTGATCAAGTGCAGTATGCATTGCGTCTAGAACCACCTTATGCTGACCCATTCCTAGGTAATCATTTGAACACCAGTTTACTATATTTTTTATAGCATACTTCCCATACCAGATGGCATTAGGAAACTCTCCTCTTTCACGTAAGATGTCGTTAAAGACTCGATAGTTACCTGACTTTTTCAAATCATCAACTGTGTTTTCAAATGGGGTTTTGTCAATCATTGCACAGCTATTTATGTGCGTATTTTATACTAAGTCTGGATAACGAACTTGTATTGTTTGGTATGACCTATCTCAAACTGGTGTAATTGGTTGAGTTGTATATGCTTAAATGTATTAACGATATGTGGCTCTATGCTATTAAACCTTGTTTTAAGTGTGTCTATGTCTCTAGTCATAGCTTTCATTACTTCTTCTGTTTGGTCTTTTTCGAGCAAACAAGTAAACTTTTCAATCTCAATCATGTTCTTAAATTGCTCGTATGTGTCTGTTGTAAAGAAGTCTGATACAACTAATAGTGTATCCGGAGCAACACTATGAAACAGTTTTTGCTCAAACATCACATGCATACTATCTAAAAACAATAGCACGTTATAGTCTTTCAACTCTGTATTACCACTAGTAAAGTAAATGTTGTTAGGGTAATTAGTTCTAGCATACTCTATAAACTCTTTGTTATTGTCTATGCCGTGAACCTTTATGTTATAATATCTTCTAAGGACATCAACTCCGCGACCCCATCCACAACCAACATCAAGTATCTTGGCTCCATCTAAATTAATGTCTGTTAACAAATCCAAGTACGCATTGATTTGTCCTGGCCAGTCTTGATCAATAGTTTCTAAATTAAATTTATTGTGTAATTGTTCTAGGCCGTGATTCTGTAAGGGCTTCCAGTCTATGTTCTTTACATACTGTTCAAAGAAGTCTGGGTGTGATAAGTTAAGCACAGGGTTCATTGGCTTAACTTTAGATTCTCGTATATTATCTTCAGCTTGTGCGCCAAGCCTTGCAAATACTTCATCTAATTCTTTTTGTGTTAATTCATTCATAATAGGGTTTAGTCCTGTTAACTGCATGTTGACATGTAAACAATGAATCTCTATGCGTTTGTGTTAACAGGACCTCGCTACTCTCTATATGTTTTGTACCGTGCTATGCACTACCATTTTGTATATCCTACTTATAATTCGGCTTATACTACTTTCACTTTTGATTTATGAAAGCATAGAACTTCTCAGCCGCTTCTAAGACTTCTTCAGTACCAGGTACTACAGGTGCATCAATTTGAACTTTAACTGTGTCACCTTCCTTAGAAAAAGTATATCCGTCCCACTTAGCATAATAGTCCTTCCAGACTGAAACACTAGCAAGTTTTAATACTTCAGCTCGAATTTCGTAACCGTTCTTGTTTGTTGTAATTTTTGGCATTGCCGATTTAAACATTTCTGCAACCTCTTGGGTCTGTTTAAAGATGGCTTCACCGTATTTTGTATCTACGCTCATTATGTTCTCCTTTGTGTGTATGTGTGTAGTGTCACTAATGTAACACAATTATTTAGTTTTGTAAACCCGGTTGGGGTTCAATTTAGATAGAATTTAATTCGTATTTTTTAATCTTATGTATTAATAAAGTACGTCCCATTCCTAATTGTCTTGCCGCTTTTGATTGATTTCCGCAGTTAGTTTCTAAGGCTAACACTATTGCTTTACGTTCTACATCTGCTAATTCTGCTGATAGAGTTCGCTCTACTTCAATCTCATGTTCCGGCCAAAGATCATCAAACATACTCCAAAGCATATCTTGTTCTTGTTGTGGTGTATATTGTTTAATTTCCTTATAAGTTTGTTCCATATCACTAATCCTCTGGCTGTAAGTGTATTTATTCTTGGATAAACCCTAGTGTTTAATGCTGAAGTGTAAATATATTTACACCTAAATGATAAATATGTATGGGCTACTAATATAGGGTTTTTAAATTTATGAATAAGATTGTAACACTGACAACTGCCATGATGATTGGCTTGTTTGTTTCACTAGCTACGACAGTTAGTGCTGAGACTAATACAGTAACATCAACAGTTACTGGTACAACTACAGTTGATAAAACACCGCCTACAGCAAGTGCTCCTAACGTGATGATTAATAATCAAGACGTATGTTCTACAGGAACTAGTGCCGCAGTACAAACACAGGTGTTTGGTATTGCCGGTGGTACTACAATCAGAGATTTAAACTGTGAAAGACTAAAACTATCTAGATCACTTTATGGTATGGGTATGAAGGTCGCGGCAGTAAGTTTATTATGTCAAGATGCAAGAGTCTTTAACGCTATGGAGATGGCAGGAACACCTTGCCCGTACAAAGGGAAGATTGGTATTGAAGCCGCGAAAGCATGGGCTGAGAATCCAGAGAAACGTCCCGATTACGAGAAATGGTTAAAGGAAAATGATCTTGAAGCATACGAAAAAGAATGGAAGAACAAAGCAACGACTTGGGGCGTGGGCCTTGGTAGTCTTGCTATGTTGTTATTCTTACTCTAGTTTAGCATACGACCAACAGTATAATGTAGGTGACACAGGACCTAATGGTGGTACTGTAACATCTGTTGATGTAACATCTGTTGTTACAGGCACTGAAGTTGGTCTAAATGGTGGCTTCGAAGAAACAACTACAACTACACTATTCACTGAAACTGTAATAGAACAAATATCAACATCAGAACAACAAACAGTTACAACTACAACTGCTGTAGAAACAACCACAGCTAATCAATTAGGAGACATCGACACAAGTAATGGTTGGAGTACACAAGGTACTGTTAGTGTTGGCAGTGGTACTTGTAGCTATAGTGGAACATTACAAACAGGTGAAGCCTGCATGGGTCCACAAGCAAATGTTCCAAATTCAAATGCCAGCTCTGATATCAATTGGCAACCTAATGGATCTAATTCACTAGGTGGTGGACAAGTTGGCTCTGAGTATGTTGAGATAACCCAACTGTTGACAGAAGCTGAGATACAAGCAGGCTTTGATGTAAATTATGGTGTTACTGTTGAGTCACACAAATCAAACGCAACTGTGCCGGTTTGTTCTAGTACTAGTGGAGACTGTAAAGATCTAATTAAAGTATCTATTTACATGTTCTCAGGAGCACCTGGCGGACAAGGCGGAACTCGAGTTGCTTCATTAACCCACCGCGAAACTTTAACTTATTCAGGAACACAAACCTACGCTTATAACTATACAATACCACAGAACCAATACGAATCAGTTTGGGCTAAGATGAATCTATGGGGAGTTGACGCAGGATACCATCAACAGATGTTTGGACCAATATTCTCTGATCCTTATATAAAATTAACGTATGATGCTATTACGTCAGTCACTGAAACAATCACAAACATAATTTTAAGCAATCAAGAAACAGTTTTTAATTCAGAAGAGTCAATACTCACAAGTGTTTACATAGGCGATCCTGTAGCTGATACTGTTATTGAACCTATTAACTACGCAGAAGTAGAGTCATTTGAAATAGAAATAGTAGACAGTAATGGCGGTGGCGTTGAATTAGAATTTACAGTTGAAGTAGACGAAACAGCCAATGTAGCAACTGTAGAAATGAGTTCAACAAACTTAGAAACAGGTGTTGTACAAGTAGAACAAATAGCAGAAGTAACACTAGTAGCAAGTCTTGATAGCTTTGACTCTGGCAGTACAACTGTTGATATGCCTAGTGTAGAATCAATTGAAGCAGATGTTGGTGCTCAAGTTGACGTTGCTGTTGCAGATGCTATAGCTGAAATAGAACTACCAGAATTAGACATGCCAGAGACTACAGTAGCAGAAGTAGAGACAGCACCAGCTGAAGTAGAAACAACTACAACAGAAACAACTGAACCTACTACTGAAGTAGAAGTAAATACAAGTGAAGCAAGTAGCGAAGAGTCTACTACGGCAGAAACGGAAACATCAACTGAGGAAACAAGTGAGGGAAGCGAATCAACCGAAACCGAGACGGATGAGAACACAACTGAGACCGACCAAGAGTCCAGTAGTGATGTGGAACAGTCAGTGGATAAAAGTGGAGAGGAAAGTGAAGGGTCAGATAGTGGAGAGTCTGATGCTGGAGGAGATACCAAAGAAGCAAAAACCGAATCCAAAGCCGACGATAAAGGAAAATCCGGAGATGCTAAAAAAGGAAATGCTTCCAAACGAACTGAGTCTAAAGAACAAAAAGCAAAACGCATCAAAGAGGCAGTAGATAAGGCTAAACAAAAGATTGCAACTAGAATCTTAGCCGCAATGGCAGATACTTATAGTGCTATAAACGAAGCTACTAAGATAGCACTAATGTCTAGTTTAACAGATCAAGAAAACTTTAAGGCATACTTAGACAAACAAAACGCTTTACCATTAGATTGGTATACAAGCGAACAGATTTATGCGGACATGCCACAGCTATTAGACCCAGCAGGCATACTGTATGATATGGCGCAAGATAAAATCATGGACGAGATGATCATGCAACAATACGAAACACAACAATAGGAGATACTAAATGGCAGAAGTAGAATACAAAGGTATCAAAATAGGCGGAAGTAAATTGTTACTTGTTTTGCCTTTAGTTGGTACTATTATAGGTGGACTTTGGGGAGGCTTTGAACTCTACAACAGATACCTTATGATGGAAAAGAAGATAGATGCTTACGTGGCACCTGATCTTAGTGGATTTGATAAAAGACTAGAAGTTATTCAAAGTGAATTAGACATGGTACTAGCAGAAGTAGAACTTGTATCAGGAGTAGCTAAAGAACTAAAGAATGACTTACGTGGAGATGTTAGACGCATTGAAACTATTGTAGAAGATACAGAGTCTAAAGTTAAAGAAGACAGTCGTGAACTTAATAGAGATATTAATGATGCTGTTAAATCTATCAAAGAAGATATGAGAGCCTTAGAGGAAAAGATTGAAAAGCAAATTAAACTTGCTTTAGAAAATCCTTTGAGTAATATGGCTACATCTAAATAAAATAATATAACTCCAGCTTAACTATAACGGCTGGAGTTATACATTTCTTTTCAACTAACTTCGTTGATTTGATCTTGTGTAACAACACCCTCATTGATAAGACGTTGTCTATTAGCCATGTGCTGTTCTTGCACCATAGCTTTGTTTTGTGCATTGTAAGGAACTGCATTACCAGACTCAATTAACTGTTTACAGATACTTGATTCTCCTAGTGCAAAGTCACCTAGTATACGTCCAAACTTACCTTTACTATCATACTTCTTAGTAACAAGTACTTGCATACTTCCAACAGGTAAACGTTCTTCAACATACCTACCTGCGGCTTTACCAAATAACTTTTCAACCTTATCACTTGTACGAGACTCTGGAGTATCAACGCCTGCAAGTCTAACACGTTCATCGTTCAACCAAACGCCAAACCCTAAGTCAATATTAATATCAACTGTATCACCGTCTACTACTCTTACTATCTCTGCTCTATAAGTGTACATGTTCTTATTTTCCTTGTCCTCTATATTTTTTATAACTACGCTTCTTACTTTTATTCATCGAAGAAAACTTTGTTCTTGAATGGTTATTCCCTATACTTGTTTTCTTTGGCTGAGTTTCATGTTCCACGTAACTCTTGTGCAATCTCATAAGAGACCCTTCCATGTGTAGCATTGTTGCATTTAAACAACATTTCTACTACAAGAGTATTTATTATATTAGCTTATAATGATACGCCGGGTGCTTTAGCAGGGCCAAAGTTCTTACCCATTTGAACAATACATAATCCTGCGGATTGTATTTCAACTACAACTGACCAAGTACCTGTTTGCTGATTAACATATAGTGCTGATGGCCCTGTAATAATCTGCCCATTAGGTATTTGAATGAATGACTCAAATATTGCAAATGGTTGTTCACCGTACTGTCCTTGTACTATTCCTAGTATAGCATCGTATGGTCCACAGTCTATAAATGTAGGTAGTTTCATCATACCTGGCATTTTGTATTGATTTGGGTCTTGTGGTTGCTGGTCTTGTTCCTGTGCAGTCAATTGAGTAAGCATCGCACCAGACAATAGACAAGCAATGACGAGTGTGGAAAATGTTTTTAATAACTTCTTCATAGCTTAGTCCTTCCTACAGGTAGTTAGAGAATGTCTTACTTGCCGCTAGATCAATTGCCTTAACATATTGTTCTTCAGTAGCATAATCAAATATACTATGATTGCTAGGCTCTGCAACTAACCAACCGCCTTTTGCGATCTCATCTTCTAACTGCCCACGTTGCCATACGCTCATACCAGCAAACATTCTCCAGCCCTTAGGCTCGTTGCCCATTGCTAATTTTTCTAGCATTAAAGCATCACTAGTCATGCATACTTCCTCTGTTGCAGTCATAGTGTTTGTACTGGTCCACTCACTTGTGTGTAGTAATAAAATTGAAGTATCCGAAACAGGTCCACCTTTGTGGATAACTTGATCTTCTAATGCAGGAGCAAAGTCAACTCCTTTAAGGGCTCCAAGGCTTGTGCAACGAAACTCGCTAGGTTTGTTTAGGATAACACCTACATGTTCTCCGTCTTTCCTATGCTCGTACACGTAAACAACACTATGGTGAAATACAACGTCATTGTCCAACGCCGGTGTTGCAACTAAAAGTTTTCCTTTTAGGTCTTCCATCTTAACTCCAGTCTGGTAGTGGCCCGCCATATTTTTTCCCTTTAATTTTCTTACCTCCAACCTTCTTGCGGTTATCACCTATCTTGTGTGACTTACCACCTTCACGTCTTCGGTAACCTTGACTCTTACATGAGGCCAAAGCACTTGCTCCTAAAGAATCGTTTGAACGATTGCTTTTACAAAGTTTTGCACTTGCCGCCGCTTCTTCAAGAGCTTCAATGTCTATTTCGTATATCTTCATACAAATATTTATCTATATTTGTCTGCAGGGTTCCTAGAATAAGATTGACTGTCAGAGTTATCACATAACTTAAATGTTAGAGCTTTGCGTGGACCTCGAGTAGTATTAATACTAATCTCTCCAGTCTTGTCGAAGTATTCAATCTTTGTTATCTTGGCATGCTCGTTGTTTTGACCCACTAGGATCTGTTGACCAACCTCTAGGTTGATGTTTAAGTTTCTTAAGTTTGACATGGGATTCTCCTTCTTGTGCTGTTGAACAACAGCTTGTAATAGTATTTATTATAGGCCCCGCTGTACGGTTTGGAAAGGGCCTATTTTGATTGTTCTGCATCAATCATAATGACTAATAATATTACAAATTTGTGGTAAATACCTATATGAATGTTTACACACAGCTAAACAAGCCTAGTTTAGATGCCAATAGTAAATGGTTTCCATGTTTAATAACAGAACCTACAGCAGACCAAATAGTAGCACCAATACAACCATTACTTGTCACGCATATTGATTGCGTTAGGCACTATCAACACGATATTAAACCTTTGTTAGATCAAAAGGTGCATTGTATTGGCTCTATAACATATGATAGACTAATAGAAGCAGGCTTTAAAGACGTTAGTATGCATGGACTTGTTGCAGAAGATATTAAAATGAACAGTAACAGCATACCTGATAAGATTACTTGGTTACATGGTAATAGATACAGCAAAGACTTTAGTAAGTTTGATGGCGTCACTGCTATACAGACCTTCACTACGAGTGCTAATAACACCTCACTATATAAAGTCATCACTACAGCAAAAGACATCACTAACCTATTTGTCTACAGCTCACTAGTCTTAGAAGAACTAGAGAAACACGACATGGCCAATATCCATTTACACCATGTGGCATCAGCAGAACCTACTGTTGAAAAATGGAAGACCACTACAGAGTTCTATCCGGGCAAAGAATTACCCAAGGCCCCGCTGTAGCATCTAGCCCAATTCTCGTATCACAACTACCAAAACTATCTTAGGTTGTATTCTAGAAGTCTTTCTCTGCCTGTCGATTTAATTTAACCAAAACAGTTGACAATGACGGCAAGTGAGTATATATTATATAGTATGATAACAAAAACTACAATGATATGGATCGCTTGTATAGTGTTTTTGGTTGTGATAACGACTAAGGCTATGGCACACGATACTATCGCTGACAAGGTAAACACTTGGGCAACTAATGAAAAAGAGAAAACGATTGCATACCAAAAAGAAAGTTGGGCTGACAGTAAAGAACAACTAGGTAGAACTTGGAATTCAATTAAATCTTTATTCAATAAACAGGCTCAGTAATTAAATAGGCGGATGGAGGCCTAAGACATATGATTAAAAAAGCAAGTTTAATTTTACTAATAGGCCTCGTCACTACAGGCTGTTCGTCACTACACTCTACAATGGAGTCAAAACGATTAGAATGGCTCACTACAGAGAGTCCTCACTACGGTGATACTCATGGCGATGTCTGCATATCATGTGGTGAGAATTTCACTTTCATTCCTAACGAAGTATTGGGAGCCCAGGCACAGGCCAAAAGAGAAGGATTTGATTGGAATGATACTTCACCCGATAGGGTCGTGCTTCATTATTAATCTTTCAATTTAATTTACCAAAACCGGTTGACTTTCTAACCTTCTGACCTTATACTGTATATAACAGTTAGGCAATTAGGCAACCACAGAGGGAAAATTATGTTTTATATTTACGAAAAAAGTTCTACATATATAATGGGCAAGATGGACAAAGAGGGTTTGGTCCGTCCAGATCATAAACAATACTATAAGACTATGGCGTCGGCTAAGGCGGCACAAACCAAGATGTCAAAGAAATGGTTTGATATGTTTCGCAGAGGCATTCCAGATTATGCTCAACAGGAACCAGAGGAGAATGATCCACAGTTCCGTTTTGGTATTGCAGAAGTTGAATACTTCCACAAGAATATTGAAGCAACTCGCAAGGCAAAGAACTTGATGAGCAAGGAATGGTTTGTTGAACCAATTAACACCCCAGGCTATATGAGCCCACGGTCAGAAACTTATTGGAGTATGTAATTATGGAAAGAACATTTATTAAAATCGGAACTAAGGTAAGAACAAGACACGGAGAGGCCAAAGTGA